CTCTTGCGGACTCATTTTAGACATTCTACTTATCCTGCTTTCGCTTTAGTTCAGTGTATTCATTGTACTGCGGTAAGGATAATAATACATCCTTTTCAGCAGCCCATGCGTAGACCTGATCCATGAAGTGACACATCTCACCTTTGTGCTTTGGTAATGGCATTACTTGGTCCGAATAGGTTTCCTTACCTATAGCCACTGAATGAGTACCCAAGAACTTACTCTTCATCATAAACTTCATACCTTCTTCGGTAGCATTTGGGACCTTCTTGATAAATACCTGCGCCATCTCCCTGCACCAAACATGGAATAGAGCATTCTGCCCAAGTGATCGCGGGTCATCATAACGCTCAAACTTGATAACAAGTGGCGTTGAATAATCCCAGCTTTCTATTCGCTTTAGCAGGAAAGGCAGTTGCGTCTCTACCGCCCTTTGGCTTTTAATTAAAACGTGATCACCTTGGCTCATCTTAATCTCCGCAAAAACATGAAATAGTTTCATCGTTAAAGTCAAACAATTGGCCTTGATCTGACGCGATTATTTGCATCTTTTCATAACTTGGCTGATCATTTCTAAATCTAGCGTTAATCTTTTTTTCTTGATCCACCCACCAATTGGCAATAGATGGATCATGCTCAACAATAGATTGCTTAATGCTATACCCCTTTAAAAAGCAAAGATCACAATTGCTAAGAGTGTTTTGCCCTGCTGGAGGCATAGAAAGATCAAAATGCTGCTCATTCCAAAAACTTCTAATATCATTCTCCGTAACTCCTTCATCAGCTAAAGGTACAGCATAATTATCCTTAGAGCGCATTTTAGCTGCGCGTCTTGGTTCATCACCTCTAATTCCAACTACAGTAAGAAAGTCATCGCCGCCCATGTAGCGTTCTATAGTTAAAACTTTAAGTTCGCTTGTGCAAAACCTAGCCATCATGTTAGGTAGATAGTTCTTATCCGTTATCAACTGCGCGAATGGCTCTCCATTCCTACCGGCTGTTTCATACGTCACTTGACGAAATTGTTTTTTGCCCGTGTATTCAAGCCAAACAATATTTACACCCCAATTAACTCCAACATCCCTCACAAAATCTAGCGTTTGAGGCATTTCTTTGCCTGTATTAGCAAAGATCACTTCCACATAATTCGGAAGTTTAAAATCATGCGCTTTTAGAATTTCATGCAGCATATACGCTGACGATCGACCGCCACTAAAGCTAACAACCGCTGGCTCATTTATGTAATATGGATTCATAGCTTAATCCTCAACCACTTATCTGACAGCTTCATATCTGGCTTTTCCAGTCTATCGTAAAGCCCTTCACGGCCTGGGTTATTGCCGCCAAACATATCCTGCTTAGGCCTGACTTCCTTGTCGGTCATTATGAATTTGCCTTTCATTCGGCTGTGCATGGTTTTATCGTTAACGCCAATAATAATGCTAACTTCTTTCAGCGTGTAAGTTTCACCGGTGATTAACTTTGGGTGCGTTCCGTGAAAAGGATATAAAACAGGAACCTTACCGGCACCTCTTGGCTCTCTTGATCTTTTAGGCATTTCTCAGCACCCCATCAAAATAGTAACCGCGTTGATCAAGGTAATACTGCTTCATAATTTGAGCTTCCTGCGGGTCTAGCCAGCTAACATCTGTAAGCTGCATATCCATCGTAAGAGACTTTAAGCTGATAGGTGCTGCGGTAATGCCTTGAGGATCGAGCTTTGCCGCTACAGCCTGCTTTCCTATAACTGCTGGACTGCTGCCACCTCTGTCCTGGGACCGAGCTAACCAGCTGTTAACAAACCGCTTAACGCCAACAGGGGTTTTACGTTTCTTTGGGTTAGCATCAAGCCAAGATTCCATTGCTCTTAGCTCTTGAAAGACATCGACTGCTGGATAAGCTTTTGACCAGGCTATCATGTCTATATCTTCAGGCTCCCATCTTTCCCCAGTATTAAGAATCATTCCTGCCCCCTTAACGTGTATTCAGATACGTGGCATTTCTCACCGTATCGGTTAGTTACTGGAACCATTCGGCTTGTAATCTTATGGCCTTGCTTCTTTAAATTGCAGACACGGGAGGCAAGCCTAAAAATGCCTAATTCATTTAATGCCTGTATTCCAGTTATAGTCTTATTTTTAATTAGATAATTAATAAGCCTTTTTTCTTGGTTTTCCATCTTTCTTCTCCTTTGGTTTAGTTTCTTTATTATCTTTCTTACCGAAGATATTATCAAAGTTTGCATCAAATCTTGCTTTATCAGTTGGTCTTTGTTTATCGCCTTTACCGCTCATTTTCTTTCTCCTAAGGACTCGGCAAGCCTCGCCAAGTGTTTGATTAAATAAGTTTTCATTATGTTTGTTTCTTTATGTTAACAAAACAAACTTTATTCAAGATGTTATAAACCCTTTTACTTCGAAAAGTAAAATTTAAGATCTAAGGACCAAAGTGACTTAGCGGTTTAAACAATGTCTGTATTGTGTATCCAAACTATTCATTAGCATCAACCGAGACGCTTATGAGGCCTTGTCGGGAGGGTCAACCCGGTATCTGACGTTTAATTTAAGGAACCGCCAGCCTAAAGCCCAAACATTGTTTGCGATATAAAGAAAGGAGTTGGTGTGGACGCTATAAGATCATATAGCTATACTTACCTTTCTTACTTTTGTTCGCACCTTAAGTATACGCTCCATCAGTGAGCAATGTAAAGCCCCCTTAACTGGGGGTTTTCTTTATCTGCTACAAAGACTACAGAACTCATCAACTGACATTCCAAATATACCGCACAATCCTTGAACCGTGTGTAACTTCATATTCTCTTGTTTACGCCATTGAAAGACTCTCTGACGGCTAACACCCATCATTTCAGCCAATCGGCTTGAGTTCACGTTGTGTAGCTCTTGAGCCACTCTTAAACATTGCCCTGCATTTGTCATTTCATTATCCTGTGTTATTCTAATTAGGCGGGTTCCCCCGACCTGCTCTCCTATGGTTTGCCCCCGAAAGCACTTGTGCCGTAGGGGGCTTTTTTATATCAAAATGGCACTTGGTCGTCCATGTCTTCAATGGTAGCCAAGGCTTGCTGTTGCTGCTGGCCATCAGTGTAGAACACCTTCACATTACCAAGAATAGGCGTTTGATACTTAGCTTCACGCTCATCTTTAGTCAGGCTCTGGCTAATAAAGCCATTATTCTCGTACTGGTCCTGCTGATCGGTGTCCACGAAAGTGGTCAGTTCAAGATAAGTTCCCTTCGCACCCTTATAAAGTCGTGACTTGTCGATCTTTGTAACGTCAATTCGTACAGATATTCCTACTTTCATTTTAACTTCTCCACTTGGTTTAAAATAACATCAACGGCCTTGGTTACTTCCTCGGCCAGCTTTGCGATATATTCTTCATCGCGGTCTACACGCACTAAAACGTGCGGCATTTCTGGATGGTAGGCAAAAAAGTCCCACCAATCACGTTTGGTAATCCACATACAGCCTTGTATCTGCTGCCAGTATTTCTTTACGCCTGCCTGGTTATCTCTTAAATAACTAACCATTGTTTGAGGTGCTGGGCATTTTATCTCTAACCCGCCATGATCCAATATCAAACCATCAGGACTACAGCCAAACTCAAAGCCAGTATCTAAGATAAAACCAGTCTCAATAACCTCATTGCCAGATATAAACTCGTATGCTTCCCTAGCTTCTGGTTCTAACTCAGTCCCACGCGCCATCCATTCAGTAACGTAAAACGGTTCAGATTGACCTGTAAGGCGTTCGGCTATTAGCTGATTAATATACCCATCAGCAGAGCTGGAAGGCTTGCCAGTCTGTGTAATCAACTTGGCAAACATACTTGCAGAAGGCTTACCCAATCGAGCAGCAAGCCATTCTGGTGATCCCTGCTCATGGTCTAGGATGATCATTTCTTAGCCTCCAACGCGGCAACAGCGCGGTCGTAGTGGATAGCCAAAACATTATCTACAGAGCTAACTTTAAGCCACTTGCAGAACTTGGCAACATCGGTCCCAGTTTGCTCAAGCAGTGATTTAATTTGAGCGGATTGTTCAACGCTTAAAGGATTCTTGTGATCACCGCGCAGCATTGCAGATTCTGCATCGTCGTCAGCAGTTGGGATGCCTGCGATTGATTGCAAAGCGTACCGTCTTGCGTACGTTATTGCCGAACCAGCGGCCTGTGGATCTTGCTTAACAGTTGGCAGGGTGTATTCCATTTGAATAAACTGGCCAGAAGTGTGCATTAGCATAGTTACTACGCCGATACGATCGCCAAAGTTAGTAGGGAATTGCGTATAGCTTAGGCCGTTATCAGCGAACGGTTGCTTGATTGCCTTGATTACTGACGTTAGGTCGGCATAGCTTGATTTAAAGAACGGGTTAGATGAATCCTTAACTGCCCCACCCATCTCGCCTTGCGCCTTGCATAAAGCTGCTGCCAGCTCATTGATTGATTCTGATGCTTTCATTCTTTTACTCCTTGGTTTTGTTCGTTTTGGTATTGTTCGTCATAGCCGTCATAATAAGCTTGGCTTTGCCCCATTAAAGCTTCATTGCCAATAGCGCAATCAAACTTGCCTAACACGTAATCATATAAATAGTTAAACCCCATATTGCCCCCTGCTTTACTGAATGAAGTGTAACTATGCCTGTTTCTCTTTACATCGTCAAGCATTCTTTTACATTTATTTTAAGATAGGCGAAAAAAAACCCCTCGAAAGGGGTCTTAGTCTTGTCGGGTAATTAGTAGCACCACACTACAGGAGTGGTTTTGCGCGCGTCTAAGTGAATAAACGTCTTAGCTATACCTATGCCAGTAAATCCTGCTTTAACTGCCTCAGAGACGATTATATAGCCTTCTGCGCCATTGTTGATCTTTATGTCTGCGGCAATTCCTTGAGCGTGCGTTCCAGGCTTTGACTTGGATTTTTCAATGCTATGGCCTTCTGGGTCACGGTAGCCAGATGTAATGATAAACGGGAATCCACATTCGTGACGCAAGTCATCAAGTTTCATCAAGAAATCATCAGACATTTCATTGTTGCCGGTTTGCTGGCAATTAAAATCTGAACGGTTAAAGTATCTCATTTGCGTAATTCCATTAATTTGCTGGCTCCCCGAATACCAAAGCTGGAACTAATAGCGATAAACAATAAATATTGATACCACTCAGGTAATTTTTCTAGCGCCTCGAACCCGGTAGCAACTCGGTCAATCACTGATACATCATTGGCGGCTATAGCGTATCCAACCATAAACACCGGGATAGATAAAACAATGGTCCAAAACTCATCCTTCCATGAATCTTTGGAAGCATTAGCCATTTTGGATTCCCAGTCAGCGTCATTTTGTATAACTGACATCTTAGCCTGGTGCTGGGCCTGTTTTTCCTCAGCCTTGTTACTTAGGTAATTTTTGGCTAGGCCGGCAACTGGACCTATTAAGGCAGTAAAGATACTCATAGTATCATTTTATCTAAAAAAGCAGATCCGACTATTAACGGATACATTCCCCAAAGCATCATTTCTGCCTTGCCAAATCTTTTACTGCCATCATCTAGGCGCTTTTCAATATTGGTGTATCTTACGTTGCACTCTTTTTCGTGCCCTTCAAGTCGGATTAAAACTTCTTTTGCCGTTGCCATTATTTACCTGCCATATATATAACTGCATAGATAACTAGTGGGATTATTGCTATTGCTATGCCAACAACAATAATAAAATTCTTTGCCATTTGTATAATATTTTGCTTTTTACGTAATGCAATTCTATTTTCACGCTCTCGCTCTTGCTTACACTCTGATTGAAACTTCAAGAAGTCTGCGTACATGTCCGGACGGCCTGCATAAATCATATGCTCTCTAAGCCATTCCTCTTGTTCTTTGATCTTCTCTAATGCCATAAAAGCATCCAAGTCACTCTTGCCCTTGGACGCTACACGTTTGGCTATTACACTCTTGTTATCAAAGTACTTCTTAGCAACATTGCCACACTCATACAAGTCACGGCCGTTACTTAGTGCTGTCTTT